CTTCTTGATACAATAGGTATTGTATTAGGCATTAAAGAACTAGGTAAAGGCACAACTGGAATTGCAAGAGAATTTGCAAAAGCTAGAAGATTAGCAGCTGTAGAAGCTAGATTACTATCAAAAGGCGCTAAAATGGGAACAGACATACCGGATTTTAGACAAGCAGTTGAAGCTGATGCAAACCGTTTTCGCAATAATAGAACAAGAAAAACAACCTTAGGTAAAATAAATGCCAGGGCGTTTCCAGCGCTTAAATTTCAAGATGACCTTTTTCAGCAATTTGATGATATATTTGGCCCTAAATTTGTAAACAAGCCACCAATTACTGCAGGTGCAAATGTAATAGAGTTAGGTTTTAGAGACGAGAATATTAAACTTTTAGAGGATTTAAGAGACCCGCCTAAGGCTGCAGGTTCTGGTATTGATGTAGATGTAAAACCTGATGGTAGTCTTAAGGCAGGTATAGGAAAATTCCTTCTTTTTGCTAGTAATGCTCTTGTTGCTGTAGAGGCTCTATATGGTGCCAAAATTGCAAACGAAATAAGGCAAGTGGAAAAGGATTTAGGGTTTAAATTATCAACAGAACAGGTTGATGAATATTTAAAAGCAACTCGAGGTTTCAAGAGTTTGGAAGAGGTCCTTAATGAAAGGTCAGACCCGGCAAACTTGGCTGGTGAAGGTAATTATATGGTAACAAGACTTATTAATAATATCATGTCTAAAAGTAAAATGTTTGACCCAGAAATTACACAGGCTGACCAGAATAAGGCTGAGGAAATTATTTCTAATTCAGTCGCAAATGGATTTAGAGATGGAATAGAACAGGCAATTAAAGAAAATAATATAACAATGGGCCCTGGTGCAATCGGTGATATAATTATTGATAATAACACCGGCAATAATAGCGATTTTAATCAATACATTAATAATATTATTGCATCACAGGAAACTATTGACTTTAGTTATGGTAGTAGAGGTACTACGGGTGACCGTAGATAAAAAAAAGGGGACCGAAGTCCCCTTCCTTTATTGTTCAGCGGCAAGTTTTGCAAAATAAGACATGGTCTCATCGTCATCATCAATAGTTACACTTTCCGCTGTTACAGATTCTTGAACTTTAGGCTGAGGAGCTGCCTCTGGTTCGTTCATCTGTACCTCTTGTTTTAGGGTCATAGGACCTTCATCAACATCTTCACCAAGAACTCTCATTAACTTGGATTTTAACTCATCATAGGTTTTATAATTACTTGGGTCAACAAAATCCTTTAGAGCATGTACCTGTGAGTATATGGCATCTAATTTGGTTTCATCGCCATCAAATAATTGTGACTGACCTGCAAATTCAGATTTATCATAATTTCTGTAACCTTCAAGGTTTCGTATTTTAAGTTTAAAATCTGCACCTTCCCATAGGTCAAATGGATTAATAGGTGTTTCATCTTGGAAGGCAGGTTGCATTACGTCCATAAGTTTTTCAAATATTTTTTTACCAAACTTATATAACATAACCTTACCTTCATTCTGAGGGTTGCCAGAGTCATTTACCACATAAATGTTTGCAACATAATGTAATCGTCTTTTTCTTTCTCTAACAATTGCCTTATCCTCTTCGTTACCTGAATTCCATAGTCTTGAATTCATTTCTGAAACAGGGTCTGCCTGACCAATTGAGGTTAATGAATTTTCAATATACCATAAACCTGTTGGACCTTTAAAACCGTGATCCCAGTAACGAACCCAAGGTAGGTCTTCGCCTTCCTGTGATGGTAAGAAACGAATAACTGCATAACCATTACCGGCCTTATCGACTGTTGGTTTCCAAATTCTATCATCACCATATGATTGTTGTTCTGTAGAAGTTGAACCACCTGCCGCCTCTGCAGCCTTTAATAGTTTATCAATTTGATTTTTGTTTCTTTTTAAATTTTCTAACGACATATTTTTTTCCTTATATTAACTGAAATATTAACTGTATTATTCAAATGTTATTGTATTGTTTTTTGGCAAGAGATTAAGCTGTCTTGCCTCAGCCTCTAGTTTATCCCGTATAACAGGAGAAACAAACTTTTTAACATCTTGTGGGTCAATATTATTCTTTTCACAAATATGTAATATTGCTTCCATGTAAGATGTTTTTAATTCTGTCACCGCATCGTGTACCAATTGAGTGAACTTATTCTTATTTAGGAAGGTTTCAGTTACACTCATAAAAGCCCCTCTTGTTTCATTTCTAAATAATCCTCTAGTTCAACAACTTTATTGTTTACCAATCTTTTATTGCCTGTAAAAAAATCATTTTTATCACTTTCTGCAGCGGCAATTGTACGCCACCTTGTTCTGTTCTGCATTTCTCTACCGGTATAATTGGCTATCCAATCACCACTACGAATGTAATGTTCCATGTCTGATATATATGCTCTAATTGATTCATGTTTCATTAATGCACCTGGAACCTTTTGTCTGATAAGTGGTCGGTAAGATGCGAGAACCTCTTTATTGTATTTAATCCATTCCTTTACATTATCATATGATAACATATCAGTGACTGGTTTTTCCAAAACACTTGGATGGACATTGGCTGGTTTTTTATCACCTCTTTTTTTCTGCCTTGCCTCACGCAATTTTTTCATGCGTTCTTGCATTTCTGCCTGTTGTGCAGGTGATAATTCAACCTTTTTCTTTGGTTTTTTTCTTTTTTGTATACCTTTAAGGCCTTTTAATTGTGCCATATTTGCTCCTCATTATTATTATTTTTATATTCTATCACGTTTTTTACCAAATGTAAACACGTTTTTAAAATTTTTTTATTCCCAGTTTATTTTTATCCATTTTATTTTACTCCCAGTCAACACCATCAACTGTATAATGCCATTTTGGTTCTCTCATAAACATAAATGTTGCATGATAATCAGGTTTAATATCATCACCAGGAATTGGTATAAACTTGTGTCCATTTTCCAGTGCAAATATTTTTTCATCATAACCAACATCTTTATTTCTATCCCAATCAAATAGCTCTTCTGAACAACAATCAAATGGATATGGACGATATTTTTGTAAGGCATCATCCCACCATTGATATGTTGTTGATGATTCATGTTCTCTTTTATAAAAGCCCATCATACCATCAATATCCTCATGTGTAGGATAAAGTTGTTGTAACATTTTAAGTTCCTCTTCAGGAGGTAAAGATGATTGTAATGTTTTCCAAATTACACCATTTTGTGAATGACTTGATGCAGTCATACCAATTCTGTATGTATATGTTGGATACTTGTCATCAGACTCGTCTCTATATTTTTCCCAAAATAATCTTTGTTCTACCATTATGCAGCACTCCAATATTCATTGAAGTTTTTCTTTACGACCCATTCAACTATTTCAGTATCAAATCTATCCATATCATGGAATGGGTCTAGATAATCTAATGCATAGTTAATAACTTCTTGTACACATTCTGCTTCAGAAGTTTTATCCATGATACCTGGAATATCACCAATTTTTTCTTCCATGTCCAGGATATAATGTTTTAAATTGCTCATAATATAATCTCCTCATTAATTATTATATGTACATACTATCACAAAAAAACACCTTTGTAAACAAAAAAATGCATTTTTGTTAAAAAAAGATTCCTTTAAAATCAATAACTTATGAACTTATTAACAATTTTTTTCAAAATAATAATTTTTTTGTGCCTCTGTATCGAAGTCAAAACCCCAATAATCAATATCCTTTTGATACCAATCAGCAACTATTTGTATTGTTTTATTTGTATATTTTACACCTGAAAATGTTGTTACATTTCTGGCCCTTGACATTTCTTTTAATTTAAAATATTTCATTATTTCTTCATTTAAGTGACCAAACCTTATAATATCAACCTTACATTTTTCACCGTTTTCATCTGATACATGGTCCCATGCAGGATACCAACCTCTAACTGCTCTATGCCACATAAAAGGTTCGTTACCCCATTTAAATCGTTCCTCAAGGAATGCCTCGAATGAACTTACATCTGCATAATCCTTTGGTTGTTTACGTTCATTAATCAAACTGCTTATAAAATTATATCTTGATTTAACTCTATCCCAAGGATTTCTAATTATTGCAAATGCTCTGTGTGAATTGCGATAGTCATGTTGCAAATCTCTCCATCTAGCATGCTCGAACCCGTGATGGTCACCTATTTGGCTCATTTTTTTCAATAAACCATTAACATATTTTGAATCGATAAGTCGATTTTCATGATTAAGTAATATTTTATTTTTTAAATAAGGACTACGCCGAATTGTCATACCAGCATTTTTTGGTATATGTATAAAAATTTTTCTTTTATCCATCGTTCTTTCTTATATGTTTTGAGTGAATTTTGCAACCAATGAATTCATTATAATATTCGTCAGATAATAATACATCATATTGAAACTGTAATTTTGCCTCGTAGTATGACATCTCGCCTTTTGTTTTGCAGAAATGCAGTATTACTCTTTGATAGTTTTCTTGGTTTTCTTTTGCGTTTTCTTGGAGTTCTTTGTTTGACCCATAGTATTCTCGCCAGTTTGATTCAACTCTGGTTTTAATTTTTCTAGGTCGTTTGCTATTTTTAGGAAGAGTTTTTGGAGACCAGAAATTTTTTTTACCAATATATTTCTTGCCTGTGGAGAGTTCTGTAATTTGGTATACAAATCCTTGATATTCTTCCGGTGTTTCATTGAATTTTTTATCATTATATATCCACATACATTTATTTATTCAACATCTTTATCAAGGAAATGTGTAATATATTCCTCATCAACTAATATTGCAATTGCTTCATTGCCACAACAAGGACAAAACTCTGGTTGATGAGATACCTGAACAAAACAAATGACGCCACATTCATCACATTCTAGTTGGTATTCGTCTAAACCACTGCTCATCCTTAATCCTTTCTAGTATCTGTTGTTTCCGCTCATCTGTTGCTCTTATCCATTCTGTAATTTCTTCTTTTTTTCTACCACACCCTATACAGTATCCAACATTGTTTAATATACATATTTGTTTACAAGGTGATGGTATTTTAGAAGTCGATTTCACAGGCACCACCAACACATGCTGCTGAAGCTATTGTATCTACATCCACATATTTCTTTTCTCTTACATCCTCTAGCCAATTAATCTCTGAAAGATTATCTTGTATTTTATTCCATTTATGTAAGAGATATGCATCTTTTAAACAATACTCTGCCTGTTTTATATCACCATCTGTATAATTATCTGCAAATTGTTTTAATCGTCTTACCCAATCCCTTTTTAAGGCGTTTGCTGAAGATTCTTCTGTCAGTTTTTCACCAAAACCTTGTGCAGTTGCACATGCATCCCATAAATTTTTAAAACATTTAAGTGCATCAACAACCATACCAGATGCAAATATTGCAGCGTTACCATACTTTTTAACCATTTCATTCGCATTTATAACAGCTGTATTTGGTGCCTGATTAAAATCCTTATCACCTGTTGCTGCAAGAAAAGAAATACCAGAAAAGAAATATCTGTTTTCAAATACATATCGCTCTACTCTATCCCAATCGTCTACAATAATTGTATTTGATACATTATGTCTGATACCTTCATCTGCACATAATTCTTCATTTGTACCTGCAACAACCCAATGTTGTTGTGCCTTTTTTACCAACTCTAAATGGTCAATACCAAGTAGGTCATCTTTGTAATAAGAACCTTTTTTAGGTAAAATAGGAAATGAAACAACAACATCTGTACCACCTGCAGACCATACACTTTCCTCAACCATATAAGGATTGGATTGCATAATTGCTTGTGTAATTTCAGACTCTTTATTCATCTGTACGTTTCTAATATACATTGGACTATGTTCTGCATGTATACCACTTGCAGTTTGTAATAATACAGATGCATTACCACTTGGTTTCACACATGTTGTTCTTGCCGCAGGATTAATGCCAATAATTTCTGCCACTTCCTTATTTACATCTTTCACTATCTGTGCACCCTTTTCCAATACCTTTTCATCAAATAGTACATCAGGGTTGTTCATCCATCCAGTTATTGACACACCGAGCAATGCCTCTCTGTCAAATATCTGTTTAGATGAATCAGATAAAAATTTAAAGTTGGTGTACCCAGCTTGTAGGGTACCGAGGATAGAAGCCGCGCGGCAGGCCTTGTAAAAATCTTCCTCGGTATTGCACATGCCTCCATTTATTTCAGTTAAATTACACCCTTGCCAACCTGACTTGCCATTGATTTGAGGAAACATTCCTATTTCAACACAAGGATTGGTTGTATGTTCACTTGACTGAACGAAGACAAATCCTGGTTCGCCGAATTGTTTTACTGATTCCATAATTTTATGGAATTGTTCTTCAGTTGCTTCATCACGTACAATTACGGCAGAGTTATTAGACCTACCTCTTTGAGGGTTGTCAACAAACCAATTACCTGTTTTGGCATTCATCATTTCTTCGTCATCTGCAGAAAATAAACATATTGTTGCAGACCTACGAACACCACCTGATAATACTGCATCTGCTGCATGCATTGCAATATCATATACATGTATTGGTTTTACTGATTGAGGGTCTTTTGAATCTAGTACAATACCTTGAAGAAGATACTCAATTCTATCGAGTGACCTTCTTAATCCGTCTGGACCTGGTGCCTTAAAACCTCCCGATATTTTGGCACCTTTTGGTCTTATTTGTGTAAGGTCAAAGAATACTCTACGTCCTTCGTATTCAGGGTATTTTCCACCACCTACAAAGAATGAAGACATGAGAACATCTAATGCAGATGCCCAGCCTTCAATAGAGTCTTCGACAATAAATCCTTTTGCTTGTTTTGTTCTATTTTGTATTTTAGGAAGTTTTGCAACGTGGTGCTTTTGTACAGAAAAACCTGCACCAGCACCACATAATAGTATATAAAATATTTCACCAAAAAATTCTGGGCGGTCAACATATGTTGATGTACAATTGTACATTTTCATTTCATGTTTCAGTAGTTGACTACCGCCAAATTGTAGAGCTCGTTGAGCACCCAAAACTCTTTGTTCTTTATATGCGTTTTTTGCTTCTTCCAGGTATGGAGCCAAACCATTATCTTTTTCCTTATAATAGTTTGTATGCATGTCTATAACTCTATCTACAGCCTCGTCCCACGTTTCGTATCTTTCTTCCAAATCCTTATATCTTGAATAGCCTTCATAAAATTTTGTTTGCGATAAAAATTCCCTCGTGTCAACAGGCTGTGCTGGCATGCTTTACTCCTATAATTTGTGTGATTAATTAATATGTAGTATTATATATAATTTTTATGATTTTGTAAATAAATTTTATAAAATTATTTTAATGAATTATCGTCCAAATAAGTTGCAATAATTTCTAACTGGTCATTATATTGGGCAACTATATCTAGTTCTTTTTCGATTGCCTCCAAAATGTCTGGATGCTCACCTACACCTGCAGCATTTTCTAAATATACTTCTACATTTGCAAGATGTTTATCAATATGTCCTCTTGCATGGGACTTTAATGCTTCAATTAATTTTTTTCTCATTGCCATTTTTATTCTCCAAATAATATATTCGTTCTTCTAATTCATCAATCTTTTTGGTTACATGAGGATATTTTTTTCTCCACGCATCATCTGGTTGTTCAAACCAAGTTAAACCCCAACGCCAAACAAGATAATCAAGTATCATATCTATTTTGGCATAACACCACAGACCTGCTCTCGTACCCTTAAAATAAGTTAAAAATACGGCACCTGCAAGAGCACCTGCGATACCAGTATATATCCAAAGTGTATCTTCAAATAATCTACTTATCATAGAGTAACCTTTCCTTCTTGTATAAGTTTTTCTCTATTTTTTAAATGTTGTTCTTGTATTTCTTCCTTTGAACCACCTGTGTATGGAACAGCATGTCCTTCTTTAATCATTATTTCTGTAACCAGTGAACCATTTTCATATCCACCATAACCATCGTCAACTATAAAATCGCCAAGTATTCTTCCAAACTTGCCTTTCATATCTTCGCCATCTTTATTAATTTGTGTTTTTAAAACTGGTGTACCTTGTAATAATTCTGTTAATTTTTCTTTGGCAGCAAGTCCAAATTTTTTCTCAACTAAATCCCTGGTTCTTGATTCTGGAGTGTCAATGCCCATGATTCTAACACGTTCATCTTTCATCCATATACCAAAACCTAAATCAATGTCAACATCAACCGTGTCACCGTCAACAACTTTTACGACACTACATTTATATTCGTACATTACTACCCTCTGTTTTTGTATGATTTATATAATTATCTATACTGTGGTCCATAACCGGGTCAAGTAGGCCATCTCTGTAACCTCTAAATCTATCTTTAATTCTTTGCCATGGTGTCATTTTTCTTATATTACCATAATGATTTATGTATACCAATTGACCATGGTGTCTATAAAACATTAATCTTGGTGGAACTCTTGTTACAATATCATTATTGTTAACAACTCTAAAATGTTTTGTGTATATACATTTTACAAATTTTCTTGTACCAACCCTTGGCGAACCAAATGTATATAATGCCCACACCTTATGTTGTAATCTTGAAGTTGCAAGTGTTGCCATTGCACCACCTAATGAATGACCACAAATGTATAATCGACCTTTTCTTTTTGGAGAAGAATTTAACGTTGTCTGAATTTTATCCCATATCTTATCAAGTTCACCACGAAAACCTCTATGCACCAAACCTTTATGCATCATGGACCTTCTAGGAAACGCTTTAAGGTCTGCTAATATATCTGATATTTCATCAGGTTCAGTGCCTCTAAAACAAAGTATGGTAATATTTTCCTTTGTTTTTCTTATGATATGGCATTGAGCACCATCTATGTCTATTAAAACATGCGAGTTATAACCTAATTCCTTATATGCATTTTTTGCTTCTTTACCATCTAGGTATGCAACCTTTGATAATTCTGCAAAGTGATTAATTGAGTCCAGATTCATCTGTTGATATATCCTCAGTTGTATCATCAGTCAATGCCTCCTCATAATAAACTATAATCTCGTCTTGTTGTTCAATAAACCTTTTTAAATCTGCAATATTCATTGCAAGGTTTTCGTAATCCTTCATGCTTAATACAGTAAAGGCAATATCACCATATTGTTCTTCAAACTCTTGTAGGAATGCGTCTAGGTTTTCTTTTGTAACGACACGTACTCTTGTATCAATTAACTGTAGCGGTTTCGGTCTCGACACTATCGGTACTTGTAACTTCTCCACCTTCGTCACCACTTCGGTTTTTGTCTCTGGCAGCCTCCATGTCGAGCAACCACTGAGGCTTAGGATAAGTATTAGTATTACCGGTATTGACCATGAACTCACGCCATAATTTTGCTGTAGCACCATTCATTTTTCCTTCTAATGATTCGGCATCTTTAAATGCCTCTAGTACCAAATCAAGGTTGGCAAATTTACCTCTTAATTCGTCACTATAGGCCTCTGCCCTTTGTAATTTATTTTGTAATGCATTATTTAGTTCTGCATATTTTTTATTTTCAGTTTGAACCAATTCCAAACTTTCGTTGGCAATATCAACTGCAACTTCTAATTGAGCATTGTTTTCCCTTAAAACTGCAATTGTTGCCTGTGTTGTGTCATAGTAGTATTTTGCGGCGTAACCTACACCTGCCAAAATACCTGCTAATAACAAAAAGAAATATATTTTAATCATAATTACGCTGAATCCATCATATGTTGTTTAAATCTTTTTAATACATCTGGTCTTTTCTTTTTTCTTCTATCCATTACATTTGTAGTGGTAAACCTTGGACCCATTGCAGTTAGTGCAGGATTAGGTATTGAAGAAGTATTTGTTGCAGGTGCATCTTCATTTTTTTTCTTTCTATTTTTAGCTTGTTTTGCTAATATTTTTTTCTTTGTAGGCTCATGCAACATCATTGCTGGTTGGAAACCTCTATTATTTTCCTTCATTTTTTGCCTCTTTTTGGTTATTTTTTTCATTTTTTCTATATATTTTCTGTATACAGCTGCCTCTGCCTTTTTACCCATAACCCTTGCTCTTTGTTCCATTGCAATTGCTGCTTGTATTTTATGTGCATGAGTTTTACCAGAGTTCTCTATTTTTTTTACAGATTTTTCTGCATCATCTACAGTAGCAAATTTTAAACCTTTAATTGTACCTACAGGATTTTCATCGGTATACAAATCACTATGTTTATCTGATTTTGCAGGTTGACCAGGTTTTCTCGGTATTCGTTTATTGCTCATCTGTTTAACTCACCTAATGTTACATATATTGGTTGATTACTATTTATGTGTAACACTTCATAGACATCTAAACCAAATATATCACCTTTAGGATAACAATCCTCATTTACCCTTATTTTATCATTTTTTTTAACAATTTCTTCAAAAGATGAATTAATTATTTTTTCATTACGTACCGTATATACACCAGGTGATAACATTTTATTTTCTGTTACAAACCATTCTGTATTTTCAGTCATAAAATCCAATGTATCAATATTTAATTTTTTAAGAACCTTTTCCATATCCTTTTCATTTACACCATAATTTTCCTTCATTAATAAAAGACCGGCAGCAAGATTACCTATTACACGGTCACCACCAGATACCTTTGCAATTAATCTTTTAATATTAAAAACAACTCTTATAAAAAGAGTATATGCTGATTTTTTGGCATCAGTATCCAATTTTACCTTTCGATCCCTTTTACCTTTTTCATCAATTAATCCAAGTTCAAAGGCCTTTGTTTTATTAAAAGGTGTGGTAAGTAAGGTAATAAATCTCAATGTATATGCAAAATCTGCTGCTCTTTTAAGTAAACTCATATTAATTCCTATATTACTCTATTTATATTTTTTTTAATATATCAAGTATTTTTTTATTGACAACAATATCTGGATATTCGTCCTCTTTTATATAATTAAGAAATAATAAAAAGGGTTTAATAACCTTCCATTGGTCCTTATTTAATTTAAATTCTAACATTAGGATTGCTGGTTTTACTCCAAATACGTTGGATAATATTATTAAATGATTAAGAATAAGTCTGTGTGCTAATTTACCGCTTTGTAAATATCTATTTGAAAGTCTTTTAAGATATATAAAACGATTTAGGTCCTCATAGAATTCATCTATGTCGGTAAAGGTAGGATTATAATAATGTTTAGCCGCGTAAAGAAATAAATTTTCTTCATTCAATTTTGCAATCATAATATTATATATTAAAAATTATGAAAGTAATTCTTGAACTTCTGCCAGTAATGTAGCCTTAGTTTTTCTGCGGTCTAATTCAACACCTCGTTCACGTGCAAATTCTTCCAGTTGTTTTTTATTCATAGATGTAATATCATTTTCCATGAGTACCTCTACCTTGGAAACAAGTGCTTCTTTGCTTTGTCGTTTATCTAATTCAACGCCAGATTCACGAGCCTTCGCCTCAAGTGCATCCTTATCCATTTGAGCTAGATAATATTCATCAATGTCTGCCTGTGATATTTTTCTTACTGCAAGTATTTCTCTTGTTCGGGGGTGACGCCAACCGAGTAATGTCGGCTCGGCGTCTTTACAATATGGTGGGGGTTTAATAGCCATAATTTCACCTTTATAATATTAATCGTCTTTTTTATCTAATACCATTTTAAAGGCATCAGTTAATTTTTTCATTGAAGCGATTGGTGATAGTTCTTCCTTTTTAACAGGATTAACTGGTTTCATATCACCTTTTGGATTATCACCAGGTCTTAATTTTCTGGCAGGACCTGCCTTTTGTGCCTTTGAAACATCATCAACACCTTTTGCCTCAGTATCGTCCATTTCAGCACCCTGTTCAACGTCTGATTTCATTTTTTTAGCACCAGCACCGCTTAGTTTGTCGTCCATTGTTTCAGCCTTATCCTTATTAGGATTTTGATCCGCCTCTAAAACACTTAACAACATATCCCTAAATGATTCTTTTTGTTCTGATTTTCTCATGTTACTAACCTTTGGATTCATTTCGACTTCATTGTCGTTATTACCAACATTCATATCTTGGCCATTTTTCTTTTTCTTCATCTTCATATCTTTTTTAGGTGGAATTTCCATTCTATCAGAATCATGCATTGCTTCATCTTTTGATATGGC